GAACGGGTGGAAAACCATGAACGTTCAAAAGTGCCGCTGACGAGCGAAGGAGGAGCCGCATCGGTGATCTGCGGGAGTTGATACACGTTTTAACAATCGTATTGGGTGTGCATAAAGTTCAGTAACATAGTCCGATTGCCCGCTAACGACTAAGACTGACACGCACGGCTGAAAAAACATTCAGCTACAGATTCCGAAGAATCTGCAACAGGTTGCTTTCGCAACTTACCTTTAATGACCCTGCATATATCGAGGTCAGGCATCACCTATGAAAGGCGCATATTGATGCCAGCGGATGTTCCACACTTAGACCGAAGTCCCGATTCCGAACATACCAGAAGAGCACGAAGACCGAATCGTCCGCTTGTGAATCTATCGTATTCTTTCAGACAGTGTGCGCTACCCATCTCTGATATGTTCGTTGGTGAAAAAGAACAAGAAGCATTCAATTTCCCAATGATCCACAAATCTGGAGAAAAGAGAATCATTAGGCAGCAAACGCCGCTTTCCCATACTACGACAGTCCGGATGTGAGTATACACCTCGACTGCCTACGTGCCTGAAGGTACGTCGCCCGGTCATTGTGTGGCTTTGTGGTATGCCTTCCCGAGGCTCGTCGCGTTCGGGACAGTACTCCGTATTCATCACGTGGGTGCTGGGGTTACTTCCTCACGATTACAGAGCGCAAGCTCAAACCAGCTGGAGGGCTAACACGTGATGACAGCACACGTTAGCTAGTGGCGGCAGTAGGATAGTATGCATAAACCTCCCGCCGTTGTTTGTGAATTACTATTCGCAGTTTTTCTTTACAGATTTTTAACCTTCACCGTATCCGATATACATTTATTTTTCCTTAGAACGAAGTTTTTCGTTCAATATTGGAGTAGAGTGTGTCGTACGGCTCAGAATAAAGCTCTGGACCACGTTGTGTACGAACCGTTACGTAACCCGTGTGGATGTTAAACGCGGTAATCTCAACCGTAGGCTGTTTAGGCTTGATGGTCGAATAGATTGGTGCATTCAACGTCGGCGCACCTTCTTCCTGTAGCCGTGCGATAGACAACGACTGTTCGCCTGAAACGCGAGGCAGATTGAAACGAATCTCTGCACGCTGACGTCCTGTAGCAACACGAATGGAAGACTTAGGCAACTCGGCACCTGACAGCTTAAGATAAGCAGCAATGCGACGAGCCACACCAGTAATCTGGTCACGCGCTTGCGCATCCATCAAGCCTGTAAAGCTAATAGCTTCTTTCGGCTGTTCGATAGACAGATGCAGGCCAGTATTGAAATAGCCTTCGGTGATCAGACGGTACAGGTCACGAACTACTTTGTCCGTGTACTCAGCGACAGCAGGAGTAGTCAGCGGAGGCGGTGTTGCTTTGTTCGTAGGCTCATGATACTCGATGTTGCCTTGCGAATAGCCCATGCTGATTTTCTTCGATGCCGGATAGCGCCCCTGCAGCAGGCCGGTTGCACGAATGATTACCGCACCACCTTTCGACAGGTCATACAGTTCATCAGACGTAGTTGACTGAAACAGCGCATAGTCGGTAGGGATAGCCATACGCAGAACAGCTTCACGCGCTTTCTTCTGCACATCCAGAATCGTCTTACCGAAGATAACACGGCTGCGGTTTGGCTGAGAAGCGGAAACCGGGAAGTACGCTCCGTAGACTGTTTCAGCAGCAGTGCGAGGAATCGGCGCTTCTGATTTGATTTTCGTACCGCCAGGCAGAGGAGGCAGCTTCACACCTACCAGCTTGCCTTTCGCAATCGCTTTGTTTGCCTGAACAGGCTTGAGCGAACTGAGCAGCTTGTCCAAGTCACCAGCAGCAAGAATCTTCTCCAGAGGAACAACAAGGTTCTGAGGCAGATAGTGCTTCTTGCGTGACATGTACACGACTGTACCTTTCTGCATTTGAATCGGAGTGGCAATATTGCGACCCGCTTCACCTACAGGAGTGAACGTACCGTTCTTATCAGCGCCGACCGTACCAAACTGTTTAGCATACTCCGTCTGGCCGATAAGGTTCGCCGCACGTTGATGACCACGAATGATAAACTCCATGCGTGGTTCATCTTTCAAGCGCAGTTCGTAGCGGTCACGATTGAGGTAGACAAGGCTATACATATCGCCTTTTTCCAGCTCAAGATCGTACTCATCGTTGGCGTCGTCGAATGAAACTTTTTTACCGACGTATTTGCTGTAGACGCGAGCCGCAGACTGAGACGCTATAAGAAGCGCCTGACCGCCATTAGACAGAGCGGCAGCAAACTCACCGAGAGCTTGCTTAAGAGTAGCCATGTCTGGAGCGTGAACATCAGGCTGCTCCTTAGGCAGCACCAAATGCTGCGAGCTACTGCTTGACATGAAGACCGCATGGCCTTCTGGGTTTTCGCCAGCGAAATTCATTCCGCTGATACGCTGAATTGTTCGAGCGTTTACCGTAGGCATTGAGATAGACATGCCCGGAACGAAATCATAGATCTCGCCGTAACGCCAGACATAACCTACGGAAGAAGCACTTACGCCCATGTAGGCGTCACCGACACGTTGCACACTTGTCGGGATAATACTCAGATCGCGAATGACCTGATTCTGCTTGGCTGTAATGATCATATTAATCCCTAATACGAAACAAGGCGATACGCGTTATTCTTAAGCAAGTCTAAGTTGCCGAGCATCAGACTGTATGCCAGTGTACCGTGTTTTGCAATGAGGTCGTCAGGAACGATTGACCCGAAGTAAGCAGCATTCTGCGGCTTCGCGTTAATCTCAATACCGATTGGCTTCATGAGGTCTGGAATAAGGAAGCACCAAGGCTCTGCCGTATAAAGGCCTCCAGAGTACTGCACTCTATATCCGACTGCAACGTGCTGGCCGGGGGTAGGAGCATATGCAAAGACGTCCGTATCCTTATTGAGGGACTTACGAACGGAGAACGCCGTCATGGTGCGAAAGCGTTGCTCAAATTGCGGAAGGAATTCATTCCCTTTGCAAATTTTCTTTAGCATCTGCTCCTGTCGGTCTTTTGGGAGAGACCCGTAGAGGTTTAAATTCATGAAAGCCGAGCAAGTATCTGACGCACGACATCCGACACGGAGTTAACTTCCGTATCAATGACAAGATCAAAACCGCCAGGCACCTCAAGGTAACGCTGATTGTATTGCTCGAACACTTCCTTGGTCTGACGTTTCTCGATGCGGTCTTCGCCGCCAATACGAAGCTTACGACGTTCCACTGACGTTTCATAACTACACGTCAACAACACGGTAAGGCGGTTCTCAGGCGCCAGTGCTTCCCATGTGTGCTGGTAAATCTGCGAGTTGATATCAGATGTACCTGCCTGGTAGACATACGTCGAAGGATAACCTCGATCGGCAATAATCAGAGTGTCAGGTTCGTTGGCCAGAACTCGTTCGTATGAGTTCATGGTAGAAGAACGCGCAGCCAAGAACAGAAGCATCTCGGTGCGATCATCCATGTCCTTGTTCAGTTCGTTGTCGTTGTTAAGCAGCACATCACGAATGTGTTCAGCCAGAGGCGTACCGCCAGGCTCGCGCAAACGCAACACCTTTAAGCCACGTTGTTGGAGGATTTCAGAAAGAGCAGTGCAGACTGTAGATTTTCCGCTGCCCTCTGGGCCCTCGATGAGAATGTAGGTTGAATTCATACTGAGTCCTCAAGCGAAGCGGCCACCGCGCCATGCGGCTTTTATTAGCATCTTCGCCACGATTTTGTTCTTCATTGATTTTCTCTTAGCGTTACTCTTAACAGACGCAGAGCCTAGCGTATTCACGACAATAAGGCCGCAACCTAAATCCTTAATGCGACCAATAATTCTGTCGCCGTGAGATTCAAACAAAGCCGAGTCAATAGCAAAATACATGCGCATACAGTATGGCAGATACTTGTGCCACTTCTTGTCCGTGTTAAAATCAGCCCAGCAACTTTTCACCTCAGTAATGACCATGTCACACTTGGTGTTAAGGCAGAACACGTCCGCTCTTAAGTTGCCATGCTTGATTAGACCTAGCTCAACGTGACAAGAATAACGTTTGTCTATCCAGTAACGTTGCGCAGCTTCGGTGAGGAATATCGTCTTATCCGGACGACTCATCGAGGCGAACTCGGTCTGCTTGGGTCTGGCTATGCGTCGCTTAGAGACCATAAGAGTCGATGATGTCGAGTGCCTGCTCCATAATTGGACGAAGTTTTTTGTCCAGCTTACGTGTGGCCTTCTCGGCTTTAAACCATTTACGCTCACGCGTAGCGGCTTCATCGTATTCAGTCAACATGCGCTGAACTTTCATGATGAACCACTCAACATGTTGGTCGCGCCCGGTACTGCCTTTGACATAACGCATGATATCTACGAAGTCTTTAGGCTTACCGAGCACACCAGCTTCTTCCATTGCTTCTTTTAGCGCGGAATCAACAGCGGTCATGCCTTTTTCGATGCCGCCTTTCGGCAGGCCCCACTTACCGGCATGGGTCGTTCTAATCAGAAGGATTTCAATTTCACCCTTACTGTTTTTTCGATATGGTATGACACCAGACTGCTTACGCGGCTTCTTCTCAGAAGGCAGTTTAGCAGAGAGCGAGACCTTTATTTTCATAAACGGTCTTGCCCACGAGGCATATCCACATCCCAAGACCAGGCGTTGTCTTTCCAGTAGCCCGCATCTTGCAACTGTTCGTACGCAGCACGGAACGTAGAGCTGGATAAGACATCAAGTGTCTGGTCGAAGCCCTGACGAACATACGTAAAGCACGTTTCAGGCAAGTAATGGGAACGTGCCTGAGAGTAGGAATCGAACACGATGTTATACGCGTTGTCCATGATGACTGCGTGACTTGCAATCCCGGACAGCCCAAGCACCACGATTTGGTAATCAGGATGCTTGTTGTAATTGCGCTGAATGAACTCAGCACACTCCGCGAATGGACGAGCTACCTGAGCAGCACGATGGCAGTTAGCCTGAAGGGCAGATTCTGACAACGAGCGAGCACCAGTGAGATTCATCGCAGACGCAAAAATCAGAGTGTTGAGCGCACTTGGCTCAACTGCGGTGGGGAAGAACTTTGTGCCCCACGCTTGACTTAAAGAAAGCATGGACCGTCTCCTTATACGATAGTCTCATCCAAATTATCGTTAGTTAACAGGACAGATGAGTACTTGTTTACGATCAGCAATAAAATCAATGTGAGCAGGACCGCCTATCACGACTGCGTACTTGAGCATGAAAGTAGGCTTACGCGTAGCTACGTTTAGACCAGCGTGAGAAAGAGCGATCAAGGTTTTCTCTTTTGCCGGACCCGACAGCCATAGTGCATGAGAGAAGAAAGGCTTATTGATTTTCTTCATCGTACGCACCATCAACGCATAGATCGCAGCACACTGTTTTTCAGTTGGGACCTTTCCACAATAGACGGCTACTTTCATTACTCACCGTCCCCATGCATGTTGTTCTCAGGCATCTGGTCATCACGCAAGAAAAGCGTGCCTCCATACACACCGACTTTATGCACGAACTGGTCAAGCGAGCCGAGTACGATAGATTCAGTATCAGAACTGACTTTCACGATATACGTGTTAGGGTCCGTTGAGGAAACCGGAGGCTCATCATCTTCATGCAGAATGATGGTGGCGCCGTCGTACTTCAAATTGTCCGTAAACAATACGCCGTACTCAGGCCAAGATATGCCTCCAAACTTAACATAGAACACTGAGGCCTCAACCTGAACTTTCATCAGATTGGAGATGTCAGGCTCGCAGTCAATGTAGGTCTCATCTTCGTGAGTGCCTGCAACAACATCAATGATAATGTCTTGCGCATCACGTACCCAATGCGGAACCAAATCTTTAAAGTAGTCTGCCAAAGCACAACAGATACAACCACGATCGGAGAAGACTTTGTTTTCAGAGCGTTTGATTTTGGTCAAACGCTTCACGCCTAATCGCCACGTCGTACTGTTTGTGATAACACAACCACTTTCATACTCAACATCCTCGTCTTCAATGGCAAAGAGGTGGGTTGTGGATAAGGCTACGTTGGACAGTATGCGATCCAACGTACGAACAGTCTTAGACGTAGACGGACCTGCGGCCATGACCCGTGCTGTTACGACACGAAACTGGCCACCATCGATATACGAAAAATTCATGGTACGGTGTTTGACGAGCATGGAAAGATCCTTAGTTTAGATTGACTCTCTCTGCATTTACAGTTGCTTCGGCTCCCACATCAACAGACCAATCTTTTTTAACGATCAACTCGTCACGACCTTTAACCGTAACCTTACGATTGCCTTCAATCTCAACCGTCTGGTTTCCAGTAATCTTCGTGTACTGATTACCGCCATCACCAGCCGCAATTCCCTTGAAGGCCACACGCTTCTTAGGGTCAGGCTTCAATGACTTCGGAGTCATAACAGGGTCATTCAAGATGTATGAAGGAATGTCGTTCTTGTTCCCTGTAATAATAAGCTGCTGGTTGCCTACGATGGTCTGGTTTACGTCACCCATGATAGTCATGTAGTAGTCGCCAGCAGTAACAAGAAAGAGTTCACGCGTCATACGGTCAATGATAAGCTGCGTACCGATAGACAGACGAACTCCCATACGATGTGGATAGTTCACCTGAAACTCAGGCAAGATATCCTGCTCAGTCATACGAGCGTCTGTCGTGTACATGCCTTCTTGAATCTGTCCTGTAGGGAACTGCACGGAGATACGAGCACCACGCATCGGAATGAATGAACTCCCGAAGATAGAACCAGACGTACCTCCTTTAAGTCCTTCAAGATGACCGACGGACGGACGAATCCACGGAATGTCTTCGTCAGATACATCGTCCGTTAATCCCATAATACGCGCTTTGATTTGCCCGATACGCAACGGGTCATTGTTGTCAATGACTACCGCGTCGTACTTCATCTGAGGGTCGATGCCTTTTTTCGATTGAATGGTGTTTAGACTGATCATGATTTTACCTTAGGCAGATACATCTCAAGCTTCTGGCCGGTCGGCGTGCCTGTTTTGTTTGAACCGTCAACGGTGCCGTCACCCAGCGCACACAAGAAGTTACGCAGGTTTTCTTCGGCCTGACGAATGAGTTGTGCCAAGTTTGTGCTCGGTCCCATGAGCTTCGCGATAGAAAATGCATCGAGACAGTTATCGGGCAGCGCATCGTCCAATTGCTTCTGCATATCGTCCAGCTTATTGCTGACGCAGCGTTGGTTGATTTGAGGACCGTCGAGATACTCAGCAGGAATATCGCCGTTAGCAATAAGGCCGTTGATGTCGCTCGTCATACTACTGAGCAGGCCTTCCATAGAATCCACACGTCCAGCCAGCGCTTCGAGCAGACCTGATTGGTAGTTGATTGACAGGTTAACGCTCAGTTTCTCCAGTTGAGACAAAGCGCTACAGATAGACGTCAAGAATCGAGCCATGCTGAACTCTTGCATTAGCGCGTTGATGTAATCAACACCTTGACCATACTTCGCAGCAAGCTCAGGGAAATTCCACGCTTCGGACTGCGCCTGAAAATTACCAAGCATCACATCAAGCTGGAACTGATGGTTTTGCGCAAGCATATCAAGAGGGTTAGACCCGTTCAAAGCTTGTTTGATGTTCGCGTTAATCTGGAATGGACGCAACACATTGGCAACAGTGGATAGCGGAGTAAGAATAATGTTCGAACCACCGCCAATGTTCGACGTACCTTCAACGGGAGTGAAGTTACGAATCAGAAACAGTGCTTCGCTATACATGCCTCCAGAGAACACACGCGTACGGCCTGCGACAATCCATTTGCCTGAGGTCTTCTCATCGTTAACAACGCGCTTAGGCGCACCGCTGATGATACCTGATTCAACTTCAACCACATCAAAGATATCGATATCAGGTGCTCCGCCAAGAATGAGAGCACGCGCTGTTTCGGTGTACGTCATACCCTGACGCTTGTTGCTATACCAAGCATCGATGTACTTCTTATGGAGGTTGATGTCGTTCTTCGGCCAGGCCATCTGCTTACGAGCACCAGTAATAGACTCTCGCGTATCGCTGTTCATGTTCAGCGGGTCGCGGCCTTTAACCGTAACGGTACTTAACTTATTCACGGTACCATCGGACGATGAGTACAAAAGCGTCTCACCATAGTTCGCCATACCGTTGAAGATACCGCTCATCGATTTCGGACGAAACTCCTGCACGTTATAGAACGAGGACTGACCAGAAGGAGTTTTGTTGAACAGAAGAGTGCTCGTCGCGTCTTGTTCTAACAATGCATTCAGGTCACGAAGAATCATGCGCTTATCGGCTGAGATAAACATGGCAGGACACGCTTCTTCGGAAATCCACATGTGCTCAACAATATCGTGAGCAGCCTTCTTCGGGGAAAGGGCGAGGGGGAGCCAAGGCATGATATCGTTGGTTTTGAGATCGCCTGCGTCGAACTGCAAGCCACCATATGCAGCGAGTTTGCGCAGCGCCTCGATAGACGTACCACGATGAGTAAAGCTGCGGGAGTCAAAAAGAAAGGCAGGCGCGTCAAGAGCGCACAAAACAGTTATGCAATGCACACCGTCCGTGTCGTGCTCGCGAGCAGAGAACACGCTAAAGGTGAGCGTGCTTGTCGTCTCACTGTCAGGGCCGAAGATGATTGTGATTTTTGTTCCATCGACAATGGCGTGAGTAGTACGCAGAATGTTTGTGTGATCAGCGAAGACGATCAGCGCGGCAGGTACAGCAAAAGTGTTTTCAAACGTTTGAATGGAGCGCACCAGGTTAGGTGTAGACGGCGGTGTTTTGCCGTCCAACAACAGACTTAAATATCCCTGATTCTTTACGCCGCCAATAGCACCTTGATCTGACATCGGTTACTCCACGTGACAGAATGGACCTGTTGTGAATCGGATAGCGACATTACTTAAGCCGACTTCGGCGAGCTTTTTAGAACAGCAACCAGAACAAATCGTTGCATTCTTTCCGTCGATGGCTGCCGATGCATACTCACTAATGACATAACCATCATAAGGCTCATCGCACCATGTACAATAACGGTGGTGGGATGAGAGCGCAATAGAGATAACCATATTAATCCCCTGCTTCAATCTCCAGCGCGATGGCTTTCAACTTAGCTGCCAGCAATTTCAATTCAGATGCTTTGGGCTGAATGTTGAAGCCACCGCGGCCTGGCTTAATGGTTGAATCGTTTTTGGTGTTATACCACTTACGGACAGCAATGACTGGTGAACCGTTATCATCGTTAGTCAGTTCCACAGAGAGATAACTATGCTGCCCGATCTGGATGCGAAACATCTCAGGCTCAGAAGTCTCTACACGAGTTTTCTTCTTGGCCTTCTTAGGCTTCTCTTCATTCGGGCGCTTGAGTTCAGTATTTTTAAACTCTTCCCATCCGTCTCTGACGGGATTCTTCGCTTTCTTCTCTGCGGCCTTCTCAACAAGAGGCTTATCATGCTTCAAAGCTTTCTTGATTTTCTTTGCACCGGAACCAACGATTTTACCGTTCACCATAGCCATTATATTTGCGTCCTCTTTAATTGTTTTTTGGAGTTACTAGGTCTCCTTCTGGGTAGAATAAGCAATTGCCCACCCTTAACCTCAGAAGGATGCAGTAACGCGTTCGCAATCAGTATCAAATTCCACTGACTGTTTGTGCCATATTCATTCGCAGAGATCAACTGAGGATTTCCTTCGAGTGAGGCGTCAATGCGTTGCGTGCGGTACAAGGCACCATCAACATCATCAAACGCCTGTACACTCAAAGGGTCTATGCCCCATCTATCGATTACGCCTTCAGTTTGAGCCATTTGCGAAGATCCTCACGTGTAACGGCCAGATAGCTACTCACTTGGAGGTGGAAATCAGCACTGATAGGATTACCAGTGCCGTCTTCAACAACGTTGTCCATGTTGGCTGCAACGGATTCGACAACACACGGTGACATGGTAAAGAAATTACCAATATCAACAGTGAAAGCTTCATCGTCTTCAAGCAGAGCATTTAAGGATGCATTACCAGTAGCACTATCAATACCGGCCGAAGCGGCTTGTTGCAGAGCAGTGGCGCCTACTGTCTTTATAGGACTCGGTCCTGGAGGAACAAGCAGTCCTCCAACTTCGGACGGAGCACACAAAGACAATAAGTTAGCCATAGACTCAACAACCTCAGACTTCGTATCGTAGTAAGCATCAACGAAGATCGGAAGCTCAACTGAGAAGTAGCTAGGCCCTCCCCAAACGCGAGCACTCGCCAGCTTGTGCATAGAACTAGCACCAGCAAACTTAAGCGCTTTGTTCGCATTCTGAGCATTACTTCCTACGAACCGTCCGACTGAACCTACTGTATTAAGGAATCTATTACCTCCGACTGAGCCTAAAGCATTACCTCCTGTTTCAGCAAGGTCTGCAAGAGACGTGTCCCCGAACGGTGCATCCCAGGAAGAGGAGAGCGAGAACGTAAAGTCAGGCGGTACGAAACCTGTAAACTTGATCGTACCGCTTTTATTGTAGATGCGCACACGGTACATGTTATCGACCGTGATGATGTCGTCGCGAGATCGAACCGAACCAATAGCAGTAGCTTGCCCGCCATCAGCAGGCATTAAGTAATTAGCCACGAGCATCTCCCATTACATGTAACCCATAGTGACAGCGTTAAGCATTGGGTCATTCAGGAAGATTGGAATAGCATCTAACGAATGTCCATTGCTTGGCGACGGTGACGAAGAACCTTTCTGTTGCGGTACGCCAGCACCTTGTGTTCTAGGAGCTTCCTGAACAGGAGCAGCAGCAGGCGTTTCAGGTACTTGTCTTTGAGCAACGTCACCCTCAGTAACGAGGGGCTGACGATCTACAGGAGGAATGGGTTGCGGGACAGGTGCAATTGACTCGCGTCGTCCAACAAGTTCTTCTAAGCGGCGCTCTCTGTCTTCCGGAGAATACTTAGGCACAACCGTACCACGGCCAGTAAAGTCAGGAATCGCTTTGTTTGCATCTACAGTTGCATCATCATCCGCAGAGTACTGCCCAGAGCCTTTTGGAAGATCTGGGAATTTCTCAGCAATTCTCTTGTCTTGTTCCGACATGGTCTCAGGCTGTTTATTTACAGCTTTTTTCCTCTCTGCCTCATCAACTTTAAGCAGCACATCCTTTTCGTTCTGGGCCCTCAACGCTACTGCTTGCCGAGTTTGCGCCGAGGAACTTTTGAAGTAACGATCGGTTGTAGCTGATTTGTAGTCCTGAATGGTCTTGATAAGCTCAGGATCAGACATAGCGTTAATGTCTTTACCTTGCAGCGCATTATTGATTACAGACGTACCAGCACCGTATTGCACACCAGTGCTATACAGTAACTCTTTCACACCAGCACCGCGTGTGGACAGATCCAGTCCAAGATCGTTTTGGACTTTCGCAACTAGAGGCGCATAGTGTGTGCGGGTGATATAGTCTGACTGCGCTTTGTCAAACTCAGCACCCTGCGTGTTTGCTACGTCCTTATACACGGAGTTGAACTGAGCTGTACCTGGAGCAAGACCACCGAAGCGTTGAAGGAACGGCTGACCTTCTTTAGAGTTCAAGAAGTTCATCATGCTGCCGTTGTTCGTCGCAAGTTGGTGCTTACCATAAGACACACCACCAGCATCTCCAGCACCAGTAGAGACAGTCCCTACGCCTTTGCCGCCGGATTCAAACTGCTCCGAAACAGAACCAAGGCCTCCCTCAGAAATAGCTTTGTTCGCTATGTCGGTAATTTGCTTGCTATCGTATCGAGACGCAGACTGGGCACGGAATGGACCTTGATACTGTTCACCGCCGCCGCCTCCACCGCCACCACCGCCGAAGCCTCCACCAAACGCAAGAGCACCTAAGCCAAGACCAAAAGGCATTCCAGTAGGTGCTGGGAACTTAGCCTTGTCTTGATTCTCTAACGTGGTTTTGTTGTATTCTTCGATTTTCTCTTGGCGATCTTTCTCACCGTCGGCCAGCATCGCATCTGACTCATCGGTGATTTTTTCGGAAACATACTCACCAACAGAGCTGCCGAAATAGTCACCAAGAATGCCGCCAATAGTAGCACCAAGAGCAGCCCCAGCAGCAGTACCAGCAACAGGAACAACTGATCCAAGAATACCTCCTATCCAGCCGCCTGCGACTGCACCAGCAGTACCCCCTGCGGTACCGCCAATTGCTCGACCTGCTGTCTTCTTATACTCACGATTCTTTTCAGCATCAGTAAGAGTATCGTCAGCACGAATATGCTGAGCTTCATTGACAGCCATTATGCCGTTACCTAGAGCGGGTCCTACAATAGGTAAACGACGCGTAGCACCCATAAGCAGAGTCGAAGCACCCATAGCAGCCGCATCTTCCGCAGGAGTTGGAGCTTTAGGAACATCGCTATCTACAGCTCGGATAGCAGCCGCATCTCCAGCAGTTGTGGCTTGCTGCATTTCGGCAGGTGAGATAGGCTCAGGACTATCTGAGTCATCAACATAGTCAGGAGCACCTGCTCCTGCTGCTTTCGCATTCTCGTCTTCGTACTCACTCTGAGATCGTTCTTTCAGCCAGTTGCCGCCAAGCAGGGCAGCACCCGCAGTGACTAAGCCTAATACAAGACCAGTCTTACCTCTAAGTCTAGAAGTTTTGGGCAGATTACGACTGCGACCCGCACCGGCACCACGTTTCTCACCACGACTTCTACCGTAGCGTCTGCCTCGTTTCTTACCACGACCTTCGCCTTTGCTTCGACGTTCAGGCGCATCAAAGAAATCACCGCCCGACGATTCATCATTAGCCGGAACAGCATCGGACACAAAGTTATTCCCAGGCTGTTTGCCATGTGGGTCTGACTTCGCTCGATTCTTCTCTTTGAAGGCTTCTGCTTTCTCCCACGTCAACCAGTCTTCGATTGCTTCAAGAGTGTTCTTATTAACCTGCGTGCCGTCTTTGATGGCTTTAACGATATCACCACCCGACTTCTCGCTCGCCTCAAACAAGTTCTCAAGAGCCACTTCGACATGCTGGGCGTTTGGCTGTTCTATCTGCCTGATGCTCGGCTTCGCTATCGAATGATTGACGTTTACTTCAAGCTGACGATTGTCATCACGGGGAGCAGTAGGACGTCCGATTGGTTGTGAATCACGCTTAGCTTCTCGGCGTGCTTTGGCTTCACGATTGAGACGTCTGGAGCCTGGGCCTACGTAGTACGTGTTCTCTGTATCCGTTTCCAGCAAACTTTCTTCATATTCGCTGAACGGAGATTCGTTAGCAGGCTTACGCGCTCGCTTCGCCTTAGGTGCTCCCACAACTCCTGTAGCAACACTATCGGCGTGCTCAATCATTAGTTCAAGAGCCGACAGTTCTTTCTCTTGCGGTTTGGCCATGTTACTTACCTCTTGCCTCGGCCTTTCGCGGCTCTAGCGATAGCGAGCGCTTCTTCGGCTTTCTGCTTATCCTGAATGTACGAGCTATGCCAGTACAGCAATTTGTTTATCGTTATGTCATCAGGAACATACAGCTTATTGACGCTCGCAAGGTCCAGAGTCATGTTCATCATGGAAGTTTCGGTGAACACGCGCAGATAACCTAAGATGTCAATCGGATTGGTGTACACGTATTCGCGGAAGCACTTGTTGCACTTATGCTTTGTCTCGATCTCACAACTAATGTAAGGGTCGATACCTGCGTACATCAAATCACGAGGGCTGGAATACTTTATCGTGTCCTCCAGAGACAGGTCGCTATCCATGTAGAGAGCAGCTTGCGCCAGTGTTGGGTCGAACGTCTCAGCAAGAGTTTCATACTCAGCCCAGCGTTGCACTGTTGGGTGACGACAACCAGGACGAGGATCGCGCCAAGGATGTGAGATAACCCGATGTTTCATGACATCTTCTGTGTTCAGCATGTTGCACTCAACCTCTATGTACTTACGCCCTCTTGGACGTTCATAGAAGCGTTCCCCATTCATTGCTGAATAGAATTTTTTCTTGCAACGCCACTCATATGTACGGTGAGATTGAGGCCAACTATTTCTATCGAACCACGCCACCAGCATTCGAAAATCTTCCATGTACATTGTACGAATGTCCACGTTAGTGAAGTTCTGGAGTGTGTCGATAAAGAGGTCAGGCAGTCGGTATTTCTGAGCATTGTACAAACTACCCATCACATCAGCAGTAATCATGCCGATGCGTACACCGCTTCTGCCTGAGGGCATTGATACCTCTAACATTAGAGGAAGATCGCCGGAGTCATTTCCCACGTACGCGTACTATGACGAGCACACGCAGGACAGTAGAGTTTAATGTCACTCAACAGACCGTGACGAGCCGCTAACACCCACTCAGATAATTCCATCCAGAGTTTAAGGTCAGTCTGGCTCTCCAGCTTGTTCACACCGTCGTTGAAGCGACGTCCCATGTGAGCCACGTGCCAGCCAAACATATCGACAGTCGCTCGCTCGTAGTTGAGCATACGCGGCAGATCAAATTGCTCGTGGCTAGCCACAAGCTGTTCTACTGTCATTGATGTCTCATCAACTACACCCACGTTACGATGGTCACATGGGAATGTATTAATCAGGCCGCCTTCTGGATTCAGCGCATACTTAATGCCATCTGAATATTCGTACAGAGGCTTACTGCACGTCCAGTAAGTTGTCAAGGGTTTGATGTCATTGAGGAACATACGCTGCTGGAACGCAAGTGCATACGCGTCAGGGATTGTGAAGTCCTGTATCGGGACATTCAAACAAGGCTCCAACGCGTCAAGAAGAATGTAACG